GGTTATATGTAGTTACGGCATTTCTAACCAACACTGGTAAAATAACAGCAGTAATGCTAGGATTAGCAGCTCCGTCTGGTTGTTTAACACTTACCGATGGTGGTTGTGCATATTCTACAGAAAGCGCAGATTTGTTATTAATTTGTACAGAATAGAAAGAACCATTTGTCAAACGAATAGCTTCCGCTGCTGCAGCATCATATTCAACACCATTAATTACTAATGTTGAACCACTAGCATATCCTAGACCTCTATTTGCCACAATAAAATGTGAGATAGTATTGTCTCTAGCAATTCTATTTGTTACACCATCCTCATCTCTAATTGACTCTCCAGATACAAACTTTCCTGATAGAGTTTTTACGAATAAAGTTTTTCCAATGGAATATACTCCAGAAGGTGCTCCTTCAACAACGCCATATGCGCCGCTGGTTAAACCAACAACATATTTACCAATACCAAAACTATTGTTGGTAGGAGTTGTCTCTAGGAGTAATTTTGTAAAGAACTGTGGGTCGAAGTATGACAGTCCGAAGGTAGCATTATATGTGTCTCCACCACCTGCTAATTTGCCTTTAGATAGAACAATATCAGAATCCGAATTAAATCCAAGACCTCTTTCTTTTAGGAAGAAGTTGCTTGGTTTTGCTCTACCAATTAATGGAGTAATAGTTTCACTATAATCAACAATAAATCCTAATTCATTTGAATCTGTAGCAGCATCTGCTTCAGAAAGGAAAATGTTTCTCTGATAATTAGAGTCTCCTGGATCATATTCAAGGAGAAGTAAATCAATATCGTCTTTATCACCAACAACCGTAAGTTCTAAGAACAAGACCTGATCATTGGCATTTAGAAGAGGTTTGTTTACCTTAGCATAAGACAGTGCTTTAATTTTTCCTGTTGTAAGGGCATTTCCAGCATCATCTCTAGTTTTAATAAAATAAAGTTCTGCTAGATTAGCAAATGTAGTGTCACTAATTGATGCTAAAGTTGTAACAGTATTTGTTACATCAATAGTGATTGTTTTAATACCATCATTACTTGTAAATGTGGTTCCTCTCTTATCAAGAGTTTGTCTGTGATCTGTATCTAGTTCTGTGCCATTTAGACCAATTGAACCATCATTGTAGGTTCCAAATAAATTGATGTATGGATAAGCAGTAAGATCTCCACCCTCTTTGTTTAAAGGCACACTTCCATAAGTGTTGGTAATATTGAAAGTTGGGAGACCCTTTGTCTTTAAAGTAATATTGTCACTTGAGAGTGATTCTCTTGCCTTATTAATTTCGAGATACTTTGTTTCTTTATTGACAATTTCATATCCTCTGATATATGCTTTGCCTGGTCCAATACCAGCAAGCATTTTTCTACTTGCTTCAGATTCTGTCAGACCATTGTATAGATCAAACTCATCGGTTTTGTAGACTCCACCATTACCATCTTTCTGTGCATATTCTCGAATGTCTACAGAGAAATCATTTACAATGTAATCTCCACTCTCATCAAAAGTTCTTCTAGCAAGAGTCTGTTCAATAAGACTGTAGTTTGTAGGAGATACTTTCTTTTGTACCGAACCTTTATATACTGTAAGAAGTTGAATAAAGTTCTTATCAGTTGTTTCTGACAATTCAAACTTCTTAATTGTCAGACTAATTCTCAGTCTATGTGCTCCAGGAGCAGAATAGTTTGAAGATCCAATAGAGTTATCGTATAAAGAAGCATCTTCTTCTGGTGTTACGATATCTTCTTTAATAGTAAATCCAACTTTTGCTGATGGATTATTGTAGTAATCATCAATTACTAATAGTTGCTTATCATTACGGACAAAATATCCATTAACAAAGTAAATACCTTCTTCTACTTTTACAGCAGAAGCATATCCCATAGCAGGACTTTCTAGAGATGTAACTTCTCCTGTGTCGGGATTCTTGACTTGAATGCTAGTTGGCAGAACACTACCATCGGTTCCAACAACTAAAAGAGGAGTATTAACACCATCGACTACTTCTAGTGTCTCGCCTTGACGGAAAGTAGTATCTAGGTTAGAATCACCACTGCTAAGATAGTTAACATATACTGTATCCGCAGTTGATTCTGTCGCTAGTTTTGTTTCCAAAACAGTAGCAACAACACCAGAACTTAAACCTCTAATTTCTAATCCAATAAGTTGACTGATATCATATTTTTTATATACGATATCATCTCCCTCTGAGACAGCAACCTCAGATACTGAAGATAACTTAACGTAATCTAATTTTGTATTAAGACCAACTTCCCCAGGAACAACTAAGTCTCCCTGTTTGAAAGCATATTTACCGAAGGACTCAACCTGATTCTGGAGAATAGATTGAATCTGCGTTAATTCTCTACCTTGAATAGAGTACCCAGGACGGAATAGAATCTTATAAAAATTCTTACTCGCGTCAAAGTCCTCATAGTAAGGATTTACATTTAAGTTAGTCTTTTGTGGCATCGTTTTCCGCCAAATACTAGCATTCTTTGTCCTTAGTATTTATAGAGATAAAAAAAATCCCCCGATCTCTCGGGGGACTTAATTAATCTAATTTTGATCAGAATTCGATGACTAGTTTGATATCTTCAATCTGGTCAGGAGCACGAGTGATTAGACGACGGTTTTCCTGATAGATGATGTCACCAGAGTTGTTCTCAATCTCTGGAGCAGCAAGACCAGCAGCAAAGGTTGAACCTAGTAGAGACTGAGCATAAGTAGTATCTACGTTTCCAGCAGCAGCAGACAATCCACCAGAGATTGCGTTAGATCCATTGCTTTCAAATGCTCTTACAACACCCTGATCAGTGTGAGCATCATTAGTCTGGATATACTTAAGAACACCAGCAGTTGTCGAACCACTATCGAGAGTCCAAGAAACAACAGTTCCTTTTGCAGTACCGTTGGTTACAGTCTGTGAAATTTCTTCATCAGGAATGAAATCAGCAGTTGCTCCAGTGATCTTAACTGCTTTTAATCCGCTAAGAGTATCAGCAGTAGAGAAAGTAGTTGTACCCCAGTTGTATGGATCCTTAATAATGCCGATGCGGCGGAAGTCGTTGTCAACAGGGAAGTCACCAGAACCCTCAGCGTAAGTTAGGCGGATGTTAGTCATCACACGCTTACCATTTAGTTCTAGTTCGTGATCATAACCATGACCACCTTGAGGAGGCATTACAACTTCAAGAGAACCAACACCATTAGCGGGAGTAGCAACTGCGGTGGTTAAACCAGCATCAGAGAATAGGTTGCCATTGCCAAGAAGTACGTTAGCATAAGTGTAGTCTTGACCTCTTGCTTGAATAGATGCTGAAGTGATAGTTCCAGAACCATCAGTAGCAAACTCAATTACACCACCAGTTCCATCACCTTTGATGCTGGTGTATAGAGTTTGAGATGCTGGGAGGTTAGAACCACCGTCTTCAATTAGAACAACATCAATCGCACCAGCAACAGCAGCACCAGTGACAGCAGTACGGGTGTTGTTGCTAGGAAGAACGATTGGCATGAAGTCTGAAGAAAGGAATCTTAGAACATCATCCGTTGGCATGGTATACATGTACTTCCAGATGTAACCAGCACCAGTGGTCTCAGTGTATAGACCAGTTGATGAAGCATAGTTAGCACCTGAAGTTTTTGGTTCTTCGGTTGCGTTCTGACCAGCAGGGTTAGCAACGTTCTCTCCATTGTATAGACACTTAAAGACTTCATAGTCAGAGTTCATTACATAGAACTTAGCATCAGCAATAGCGGTCTGACCTGTTGCAGTTGATTTACCAACTTGACCACCACCAGCAGGAGTAGCAGAATAGTCAGGTTTCCACATGTCGAACTTAGGGTTCGCAACTAAATCCCAGTTGTAACGACGAATAACTGTTCTAGCAAATGAATCAGTAATACGCTTAGCAGCAATAATTTCGTCGTATACAGAAATCTTTTCTCTTTGGTTATCAAGAGGAAGGGGTGGAACGTCCTCAGTAGCATAACGGTAGACACCTGCGTTAGCAGTTGCGGACGTGTCGGAAACACCAGCGTTAGCGGTTTCTTTTAAATCTGAACCAAGAGGTGGAACTGAGTTTGTTCCGTTGCTGCCAAAAACGTCGGTGAGAAGAAGGGCACTATCATAAACAGCAGCAATTGTGGCACGGAATGCTGTTGAACCATATGTTCCAACGTAGACTTCATTGCCTACGGTAAAATTCGTAGAAGACTTAGAATAAACTTCTAGATATGCTTTCCATGGTTGGGGACGCCCAACAAAGAAATACATTCTAGTGCGCTCGGCACTCGTTTCGCTTGGTCCTTCCGTCAAGGATTCTAGGAATTGTTTCGCGTTAAAAATACGAAACTTATCAGAAATAATAGCAGCCATGGGTTTCTTTATCCGACGTTGTGATTTGTGCCTGAGTTATTTATATTTATACCGATATTTATTACTTTATAAACGGTACGATTTCAGCGTTAAGTGTGATATTTGCTGGTCCGCTAGCAACTGTACAACCCTCGAATGAAGTTGCCGTCTTGCTAGTATAATCAATTACAGTACCATCACTAGTAAACAAACTACCAGATGATGGGAAGTAAGTCGTCTTCTGTACTGTAACAGTTCCAACAGCAATTGATTGAGAACCATTAGATATAGCAACAGGATTTTGAATAGATGGTGGAGCTACTGTAAATTTATCTCCAGAAAGTGTATAACTAGAGTCTCCTCTCAACTCAAAGTCGCGAATGCCCAAAGCGGGGAAATATGTTTCTATTTCTGCAAGAGTCATTGCCGAAACGTCACAAGTACCATCATCAAATATACCATCAAAGTGACTAATAGTGTGACCAGCATTTGTTGTGGTATAATCTCCAATGTAGAATACACTATTCTGGAACACTAAGTTTCTGGCATATATGATAGTTCCATCACGTTTTACAACACCATAATCATCTAGAAGATCAACCATACCATTTAATCTGGTTGAGATAGGATCATCAATGAATACACTTTCTTGATAACCATCAATTACTCCACTTGGAGGTGGAATTCTTAGGAATTCTAATTTATCTTTTCTTGGAGATAGATCTTGAACTTCGATTTGATATTCAGTTTCTCTTTGAGTTACGCCAACAGCAGCACCGCCCTTGACAGTAACAAGTTGAGATTCAGATTCAACAACCGCAACACCAGCGTATGCGATAGATACTGGATCTGGAATCTGTCTTAAGAATGTTCCAGCACTCCAATTTTGTGCTGTGGTATTATTTTGTCCTCTCTCTACATTTAAGAAACGATCATTAATCTTACGTAGATATCTGACAACTTCCGTACCAATCAGTAGGTAACCATTTGTCTTGAATTTATCTGTGTTTCCAACATAGATGATAGTATCGCTAGCATCCAGAGGAGCATCCAAGAATGCACCAACCTGGAAGTAATTAATATTAGATAGAGCAGTGTTCTGAATAACATCTGGGTGAATAGCAGATGTTATCTGTCTGCTTACTGTAGAAATAGAATTCGTAGTAAGAACACTATTGATCTTGACAGAAACAACAGTTTGATTATCTTGAATCTGTAATGCTCCACCTTCACCTTCAACCTCAACAGGTTCTGGTTCAATAAAGACAATCTTAACTCCATCTGGTTGATCTGTGCCAACTGGCATATCAGAACCACCACCAACTACATTTAGTTCTCCTGTTTGAATTATTGCTGTGATATCTCTATCAGAATCAACAGGACTATCAAATAGAATTGATGTGAATGTATTGACACCCTCGATTTGATTTCCAAGGACAGAAATATTAGAGATTACATTTAACCCTGTACTTTGCTCAATATTAATTGATGCATTGATTAGAGAAACTCCAATATCGGTATCTTTGAATACTTTATATCTTCTAGCAACAACTACTTTTGGAGCTTTAGTGTAACCAGAACCACCGCTAATAAGTTCAACGCTTATGACTTGTCCTTTACTGACAATTACTGCTGCTCTAGCACCACCACCTTCTCCATTCTCAGGAATGAAGTTAATTACTGGTGGAGTATAATACTGATAAGCAGTTGGTTGTGTAACAGGATCATAACTGCGTTGGTTCCAATCTAATCTAACAACAGAACCATTTTCAACGATAGCAACAATTGATAATCCCTCACCTCTTGTTATTCCATTATATGCTTGGACTTCAACTTGACCAAAATAATTGTTGGATAATTGCTCTTGAGGTCTCTGTTCTTTAGATGTTAAGTTTGTTGGAAGTTCTTTGATTTTTCTAAAGTTTTCTTCACCATCTACCTTAATCAAGCTATTACTTGACAGACTTATAAAAGGATTCTTGTAAGTTTTTCTAAAATATGTTCCACGCCAAGTTTCGTTGGATCTTACTAAAGTTCTATTGTCATTATCAACTTCATATGTTATACTAGATCCAGAAGAATCTAATCCAACGATAGTATATACAGTATCGTATCTTCCAGCAACAGCAAAGTAAACATCTCTACCTTGAATTAATTCACATTTGTTTCCAAATACACGGAACTGTAAAGTGTTGCCAGTGCTAGAAATATCATATACTTCACCAATCATATTATATGTGGTAGTATTACCATACTGATAAGCATGGATTCTATCACCTCTTCTAATGCCCATCCAGTTCTTGCTCAAGAACTCGGGTAAACCAAAAGTAGTTTCTAAATTAACCACGCCATTGGCATAGTAATTGTCTACATTGAAATCATACAGATTTAGAATTTGCCCGACATCTCTACCATATAGGTATCTCATGTCAACATTCATTTGTTCTGTAATTGGGAAATTAAAGAAGATATTTGGACCAGACACAGTGTATGATTCGCCACTCTTCTGTAAAACTCCATCGATGAATACTAAGAAGTAATCAGGTTCTTCAATATTAGCAACAGTAAGATCTTCTAAGTCTAAAATTAAGAAAGGACCTGTTCTGACATTATTGATTAAATTAGAATCTAATGTCATTCTCTTATAGTTACCAATACCAATGCCAGTAACTTTTTCAACTGCAGTTGGTTCTCCTAAAGTTTTCGCTCCTTCATATTGATCCCAAATTGGAGCAACATCAAACATCAATTTGTTGGGAACTACCGTTCTGTCAATATAGTAGGAATCATCTCCTGGGTATGAAGCATTGTACTTGGTTTCCTGTAGTACAGCATTCAATGATAGTAAGAAGTTTTCATCAGATTCTGTAACAACTGGAGAACCATCTTGCCAATATAGTTCAAACTCTTTAGTTTCACCATCAATATAATCAGGTAGAGTTTTAGCAACTTCTAGACTATTCAGTACATCATCGAGATTGTTATAAAGAGAATTAACAGATGAAATTACATTTACACATTCTTGATCAGGAATCAATGGATCTGGTAAAATATTATAGTTTGAATACGTTGGTGTAGCAGACCAGTATCCAGATTTATTAGAATTGATATTGACAACTTCTACCACACCAGTTCCCTTATCAATAATATCTTTCACAATGCTAATCATCGTATCAATAGATGATTCAACTTCAGCACAAACTGGGAAGACAGTATCAGTAAAAACAGTAAGATCAGTATATGGATTGATCGTAGTATAAGTTCCTGTTCCTAGTTGATTTCTCATTGCTAGAACCATGAGATCCTTTAATCTATCCCATGCTGCGTTTGCTGCTGTGATCTCCAATCCATTTAGATAAGTTAATTCTTCTCCATAAGGATATCCACGATTAGTATAATACAGTTGAGCAAATTCAACTAGTTTAGCATTTCCACCAAATCTTAAATGATAGACAACATTATCAATTAAGAATCCTAGATCTCTAGCACACTTTGCTTTATCCGATGGCGGCAGAGCATAGTTGGCATATACAAATTCACTTACTTCTTCTTGTAAATATGCTTTGTTATTAGCAATCAAATTAGAAGCATCATAATACGTTCCATTGTTGATTCCACTAAAGTAGAATGTAGCACTGTCAGTAGAAGCAAATGATGTAGGAACTTGTACTGTATCTCCTGGATTTACAGCATATTGATTTCCTGGTTGTACAGCACCAACACTAGATGGTAGAACTTCATTGCCATTAGAAGAACCACTTAAGAATGTAGTTCCTGCCGATGCACCACCACCGCCGCCAGCATTTGCTAGAGCTGGTTTTGAAAGTGTTAGTTTTGTTTTACTATCAATAGAAACAACAATTGTATTTGGACTAAATGCTCTTCCAGCACTAATAGTCATTCCAATAGCAATTCTATCAGTATCAGATACCGTAACTTCAGTAGAACCTTGGAAGAACAAAACACTTTGCTCTACATAATCCCAATTAATAATTGCTAGATTTGCTAAATTTGTAGCATATTTAAAGATCGATAATGATTCTGTTTTATTGTCAGTAATATACTTAGAACCATTCGCAAAAATATTAGCATAGTCAACTACTTTGCTATTGCCACCAAATCTAATATCATGTTGATAAGCATCTAAAATATATCCGATGTCTACGGTATAATCATCTAGTTTAGTGCTCCAATCTAACGAACTATAATATTGTTTTCCATAACCAATAGATTCTTCAATAATGAATTTTTTATTTCTTTCAATTTGATTAGCAGCATCAATCCATGTGCCACCTCTCTGGAATATATTCCTGAGTTTTTTGATATATCTTGTATTGTATTGGTTATCTTTGAAGTAAAAACTTCTACCAACAAATTTTGTTCCTTTATATGAAGATGTATCAGTAATATTGTTACCAGTTAATTTTGTTCCTGGTCCTAATGGAGGTGCGCTGAAAACAATAGTGTCACCACTTACTGTGTATGCTACCCCAGGTTCTTGTAAGATACCGTCAAGGGTAACAATTAAACTTTCAGCACTGATTGGAGTAAAAGGAGATCCTATGTTGTCCAATACTTGGAAAACAGTTGTACCTTGTAATCTACCATCGGTATCAAAATATCCATCAAAAGGAGCAGAGAGTGTAAATTCAAATGCACGAGTTTCATTGAAATTAAACTCTGATGTAGCAGCAGATCCCTGTCCATCACGTATTCTAGTGTTTTCGACAGACTGAATAGTTTGGGTTGTTACTTGTTTTGTGCTTTCAACTGTAATTTTATTCTTTTCTGGATTCCAGAGTTGAATAATAGAGAAACTATCCGCCTTTCTGTTGCCAACATCTGGCATTTCGGTTGTAGCGTTTGTCTCAACATCAACTTGACCAAATAGTTTAAAACCAGCAGGGTGTGTGGTAGACTTAATAAGGTCTCTCCACTGTTCAATAGATGTCTTAGACTTTACAACATATGAATAGTCTTGGTAGAAGAAACTATCGGTAAGTTTTTGATTGGATACACCTAGTCTTCCTTTGTCTGAAGTGTAGAATCCTAAGTTATCATAAGTAGCGGATGTTGTAGTTTTAAAAGTAGTAATATATGCTTTTTTAACTACACCAGAAGCACCAGATATAAAACCTACAATAGAAACATTGTCTCTGACAATACCATTTACTTTTTCAATCTTAAGTAAATTAGAACCCGTTCTGTACTCAGATACAACTGCTCTTAATACTTCTACCCCATTAATTGTCTGTGTTAATACCTCACCTCTTTGATAAGTTCCAGAGAAGTTTTTCAAAGCAAGTGTATACTTTGAAGTAACATCTGATGCTACTGATTTATCTAAATGATAACCAGCACCATTATTAGTAATTCTTACACTTTGTGGAATTCCAATAGTATTACTTTCTGAATATAAGTCTACATCAGATTCGATAATTTTAATTTGTGGAGCATACGTATATCCAATACCAGGATTTTCTAGAATTATCGAAAATAGTTCTCCATTACGCTGTGTTGCTTTAAACTGCGCTCCTGTACCATCACCATCAACAATTACAACTTTTGGATTTACGTAATTTGATCCAATATTATCAATTCTAACTCCAGTAATTAAATTTGTTGCAGTATCAAATAATACGGTAGCACTTGCTCTAAATGGTTCTGATGGATCACATCCAGTAATCAAAGGAACTTTTTTATAGTTCAATCCTAGATTTGTTATTGCAACACCATCAATTTCACCAACAGCAAATTGACCACTGGTTGTGTATAAAATAGATCCAGATCCATCCCAAAGTGGTGTTTTGGTGATATTATACACAAATCTATTTGGTGTTACATAATTGAGAGTTTTTGTGCCCTGTAAAGGATCTGTAATAATTTCAAAGAAAGCACCCTCAGAATTTACGATGCCATTCTTGTCAAAGTAATAAAAATTGAGGAAATTAGTGCCAGTTTTATTATCGTAAAGATTTTGTGTTAGTCTAGGACCAAAACCAAACTTAACCGATGTTGACGAACCAGGGTTTCCTGGTAAAATAGTAGTTGCAACTTTTTCAAGAGTCAGTAGATTAAAACTCTTGCTTGGACTCATATCAAAATAAGTTCCCGTCAATGAAGAGTGGGAGGTATCAAAGGTATACTTGTAAAACTCTTGAATTTCAATATTTGGATTTGGAACAAATGTAGTATTGTCTTCTGAAAATTCAAATTTGAAATCTACTTCACTAGCAGAAACAACTGATACTAACCTTTGCTGACTGCTAGAATCGAAGAATGTTGAACTTAAAGTTACTGGTTCAGATTCTCTCTTGCCGATACTGTAATCAAATACAATAACTGCTTTTTGTGTATTAAAATCATATGATTGAATATATCCGCTACCATTAGCACTAGTAATTCTAAAATTATTTGTAAAGTTATATCTTGGTTTGTATAAAGATAAAGATCCACCATTATAGTGATCTACAGCAAGTGTTCCTTCCCTTCCTCGGGTGACAGTAATAACATTACTATTGATAGCAGTAATTTCTACAATTTCAGAACCTATCGATACTAAATCTCCTTCTGCGAATCCCTTAGCAGTTTTTACTTTGATATCAGTAGCATTAAATGCTACTCCTGCATGATCAATATAAATTGCTAATCTAGAAGAACTTAAGGAAGCTCCAGATCTTTGTAGTTGATCGTCATCAACGCCAAGATAATCACCTCTTCTGTATCCAGTTCCTAGGTTTGTTAAAGTAATATCATTTACAACACCAGCAGAAGAAACGGTAATAGTTGCTGTAGCACCAGAACCTGTTCCACCAGTTAGAGGAACATCAGTGTAAACATCTTGAGTATAATCTGCTCCACCATTTAGAATGGTAAATCTACCAATTCCATCAGAATCAATTGTAGTTGTGTTTGATGGTGCTTTGAAAGTTGCTTCTTGATATAATCTCTTTCTTAGATAATAATTCTTAGTTTTTGTGGTATCATCTGGGAAAATACTGATGTCAACAATATCTCCAATCGCTAAACCATGATTCTCGGTAGTTTCTACTAAAGCAACACTTTGATTTACTTCAAATGGTTCTAAGTTGTCACTTAATGAAACTAAAGTTACAATTTTAGATCCAGAAGTGTTGAATAGGTTGTCTGATTGGATATAATAGTCATCATCAATAATCCAAGTTCCTGTTAATACTTTAATAGTAACAGTATTCTGTCTACTAGTTCCTTCTAGGATTTCAGCAGTAGCGATTGGTGGATTTACACCATCGGTCAAACTTAACGTAGCTCCTTTTGTGTAAGAACTATCTTGATCAATAGTAAGAATGAAAGTTTTGATGTCAGCGGAGAAAGTTCCAGTGTTGTCAAACGTACCGACAACATCTTTCAATACAATTACATTATCATTTTGTACTGTTCCAACAATAGTACCAGAAGCACTAGAAGATGGTTGTCTCAGTGTATCATCTACAAATAAGAATGCATTCTGAATTGTTGTTAGTTTGACAACTTTATCTTCTTTACTCTGTAAGTAATTTACAGGTCTACCAGTAACAGAAGATACTAGAGCAGCAACGTCTTTTCCTTGCGTCCCTTCATTTTCAAAATATAATTTAGAGTTAACAGAAAAATTATTAGAAGATCTATCAATAGCAATATTATCTACAGTTCCAGAACGAACTTCAGAAATTGTAGCAATTAATCCATCTCCATTTCCAAGCATATCAGGCGTGAAGAACCTTTTAGCATTCTTTGGAATATCGTTTTGATTGATATTAGAATTATAGTTACTGTCTACTGGTAATGAGTAGAACTTGTCGCCAATAACATAAGGGAACTGTGGTACTTGATTACTATCAATAGTAATAAAATAAGCATAAGTTCCTTCTGGAAAATCAGGAGTGATACAGAAACGACCATTATTCTCATCTAGAGAACCACTCTTATGAGTGTAAACATAATCGTTTACAAATGATCCAAGAGGATATTTTGTAGTAGCAGGACCGTCCTGTCTATTTCCAACCAAAGAATAACTAGAAGTCATTCTCACAATTGGAGAATTTACGTCAAATGGATTTTCGTGACTAAATGGTCCATATATTGGATTACCATCATAAGCAAATCCAAGGATAGGTGAGTGAGTTTTGTTTGTTGGTTCACTACCTGTGCTATCAATGTTATCACTAAGTGCTAGTCTAAGTGACTTGGGGTTAGCAACTTGTCCATAACCATATTCTAAAACATTGTTTATATTTTCAAAAACATACCCAAACTCTTTGTCTAGTGTGTTTTCTAGTTTAGAAAATCTATTTTTATTCCATTCTTTTAGTAAAGGAGTAACAGAAGCACCAGATCCAATGGGAATGATATCTACTTGAATATTATCTTGAGAATATAAAGTACCACCTGCTAGTTTTTCAAACTTTGTAATCGATCCATCAGTGTCAATTACTGCAACATATTCAGCAAATCTGCCTTTTCCTAGTCTATCGGTAATTCTTACAATTGGTGGGGAAGAATAGAACTTACCAGGATTTTCTACAACAATACTAGTTACTTCTCCACCAGTAACAATTGCTCTAGCAACAGCATCACGTCCTGAAGTTATCTCTACTGTAGGAGTTACAGGGAATACAATTTCAGTGTCGATAATAATACTATCAACAACTTGACCAACCATCTGCGCTCTTGCTCTTCCAGCAAGACCATCAACAATAACAAATGGAGGATTTGTATATCCACGTCCTCTAGTGTCTACACGAATTTCATCGAGTTTTCCAAAACGAATACTTTCGGAATCTTTGTATCCATAAACAGGAACGCCATTTAATAAGATACCTACATCTCTCTTTGAAGTCTTATAGATTTCTGTAGTTGTAGTTGGTGTTTTTCTTAGAATTCTAAGAATCTTCTGATCTTGGACTGGTTGTGTAATATTAGGTCCATCAAAAATATTGTATGATGGATAACTCGAAGATGTGATATAATAATATTGATCATCAGAGAAAATAGCAGATACGTTATTAGATACACCTGCTAACGACTGCTCTACATTTGTATTTGTGCTAGATGTTACTGAGGTTCCAGTATCTTTAATCCATCTTGGTTGATTAGTACCAGTCAGAACAATTCTAGGATCTGCTGACTGGAATCCTGGTTTAGATACTTGTACAGAATCTCCAGTAAATGAGTATGGTTCAACAGTGTCTGGTAAAGCATCATATACAATGCCAAGTGTAAGAAGTTTTACACCCGATCCCTCGATAGTAACAGGTTTGTATACAAAATCTCCACGACTATGTGATACGGGTGAAGTTCTTTCGCTAATAACAAATTGAGTTACTGTTTTGTCATCAAACTTGATTACTTCTTCGCCTACAAGAATCTCTCCTAGAGAATCCCATCCTAGAGTAGAAGAAACATTAATTCTATCTCCTACACCGAGAGTTGATGGTAATGCTTTCTCTAATCTTGCTTTTGTTGATAGTTCAAAATTGCCATTAATAGTTTCAGGAGCAATAACAATGTTCCAGATTACTTCATCGGCAATTGTACCTTGAGCGATGACGTTATCTACAGTAGCAGATGCATAACCATATTCTTCGGTTGGTGACTGGACGATCTTTTTACCAATTAGATCTTTTGGATTACCAGATACAACCTTTACCTTTAGAGCATATACATTAATCCAATCAGATTCTGATGACTTGTATGTAAAGTCTCGTGGATGATATACTTCTGGTTTATTATCTACATCTTTAGCAACAATTGTATTAAAGATGAATTTAATAGAACTATCAGTTCCCTTTGCTTTGTAGAACTTCTGAATATTTTTGATCAGAGTTCTTTTATCAATTTCTCCCTTTAGATACTTTTGGGGGAAAGAACCAAGATACTGACTTTCAAAGTTTTTTACAAAAGCATATAAGAATAGATTACTAACATTGAATACTTCTGCTCCTGCCAAGTGTGAAGCAGCAGATGTGCTAGTAAAATTAGAAGAACTGTAAAGATCCCCTAGTTTAGTGTTACCACTAACTCCTCTAGAGCAGTTCTTTAACTGAGTGTCTGTACGACTCTCATAAAAAATGATTTCGTCATTGATTCTAACGTAACCATTCTGCTTTGGAAATGACTGTGCGTCTACTAGATCAATAGTAGTATCAGTAGAACTAATGTTTGAAGAAAGAGTGTCACTCTGTTTTAGAATTGATTTCTCGTAGTAATCAATATCAGCATACTTTTGGATGTTACTTAAAACATCTAACGGACCACCCTGTACCTCTTGAGCTTCATAATACTTCTCAACGAACCTTGAAAATAGTTCGTATTCAGAAGAAATAAAGTCAGGAAGCTGGGACTCAACTAGAGTAGAGATTCTCTTGGTCTTTACAGCAGGCATTTACTTACTCTTTGTATGCAGTGAACGAGGAATTCGCAACATCAACGTCAAGGTATACCTCGCGGAGTGCCTTGAGATCATTAGACTTTGGTTTTACTCTAACAGAAATGCGATTATCAATGAATGTGCCCTTAATGATAGTAAGAGCATACATTTTTAGTTCACCTTTTTCATAATCAATGTCGCCAACATTGCTGTCTAGAACAACCTTTTCGCCTGTTACGCTATCTATTCTATATAGGACAATTTTGCCATCCCTATCTTCAAGATAGACATCAAATGTTGGGTATTCAGTGACTCTAAAAGCAGTTGACGACAAGGTAGGTCCGTCACAATCCTCATCAAATTCATTCTGGAAACACACTTCATAATAGAAGGTAGAATTCAAACTAGGATAGAAATCTTTCCTCATTGTAACTTCGGTTAGGTTAGAATTGATCACTCTATCAGTGTCATCAATTACTCCAACCATCTTACTGAAACGAAACTTGCCATTGAACTTTTCAATGTCAGAATTATCGAGATAATTTTGTACAGAACCAATCACTTTGTCTCTAATTTGTCCTGGGGTCTCATCTGTAGAAGATCCATCGTAAAATATCTTTGAAGTCAATTCAACATAGAGAATAGATGGATCTACAATTACTGGTCTGACAGAAGCAACCATATACTTCTTCAAATCATCAATAATTTGTTGTTTAGTTAATGATGTCAAGAAAGCAGCGTTCTCTGCCTTAATTACAATAAAAACTTTTCCATACTCTGGTGGGTCTTGGTCCTCACCACCAAAGATTATGATATCACTTGTAGATGGAAATACTCTACGAACAATAGCAGCATAATCCTGAGCAGTTACAGCACGATCTTGTGTGCCATAAGACTTAGGTGCGTTGAATTTAATCTTTGCTGTAGATTCTTCTAGTTCACCACCCGATGCAGCAACTACAGATACTATGTTCGTGTTAAATGCATTTGGAGAAACACCAGATGGATTCTCAACAACACCCGAGAATACAAATGTTTTTACGCCATTTGACTCTGGTCCAGTTGTTGTCATGTATGACACTTCAATTCTTGTGCCATTCTCTAACTTCTTACCTAAAACACCATCGCCAAAAATTAACTCATAACGACTATCTTCAGTTTCATCTAGGAAAAAGATTTTTGAAGTTGCGTCAACATCAAGGATATTATCAGCAACTAGATATGGTTCGCTAAAAGATCCACCTGATGGAAATACTTTTACGCTAATAGTGTCAGTATCAATCTTATCATTATCAAGAATGAATCTTTGAGTTGATAATGAGGTATTTACAGTAAAGGTATTAACAAGTAATGTTCCTTCTCTAACAGCAACATTATTAAACGTTGCCACATTATTTGCTACTTGTCCCGTTACATCATCTAATACCACATACTGGTAAATGTTATTATCGAATGATGTAATGAATCCTGTACCTTTCTTTAGGATTAATTCTGTGTCTGTAGTATTGTTGGTGTAATTTACGGTAAATGAAATGTAAGCAGTTGGAGACGTTGCGCTCCTGGGTCTATATCCTAACTGCTTCGCAATCGCTACCACGTTGTCCCTGAGGGTGGCAGAATCAATGAATAGTTCATTGACTACCATGTTAGCGTTAAACGCCGTATAGTAGGTGTTATAGGCGAGTGTATCGATCAACGTCGATAACGCACTACCTTCAAAATCATAATCAGTAAAATCTGACTGTGCCCTAAGGTAATCCTTTAGAGCAAGCTTAATATCTTCAAAGTCTAAATTGGCAACCTGAGTATAAGGCATTATCGTGTACGCTCTAAGAAGAATTCGACAGTTACTGGTGTGTCTTCTCTACCAATAATGGTATATGTCAATTCAACATCATAACCATTGTTCATTTCATCTGGATTGCACAAAATACTATCTACAGAAATTCTTGGTTCGTAACGTTCTAGAACCTCTCTAATTTCTGATTTGATAATACCAGCACTACCATAATCCAATGGTTCAAACAATACATTCTGAATACCACATC